CCGTCGCAGCCGTCGCAGCCGTCACCCTGAAATACTGATAAAAGATCTCGTTTTCCACACGGTCAAGACCAAGCTCGAAGCCGATAGGTTCTACCATTCCGATGACGCTCCCTGACACATCGGTGTCCCGGACGCTCCAAGCGCTATTGCCGTGAGGCGTAGAGCCGCGGTGATCTTTGTTTTCAATCCGATAGACACCGTGACCGTCAACCCAAAAACGTCCATACCAGTCATTCGCTACCTGCACCAACTCGGCGTACCCGTTCCGGCTGAGTGGCATCCGGTAAGTCGGGTTCAAAGAAAGCGTCCCGTCATCGATTATTCGCTTCGTTGCAGCGATGTCGATCCCGGAAAGGATCTTCCCGGCAACAGCAGCCATGTCAGAACTGATAGCCGTCGAGTCCTGAACCAGATCTAGCCGCGCTCGCTCTAGGTCGTCATACGCCTGAATTACACAGACGCTTTCTCCGGTATCCGGCTGCGGTCGAACCAGATCAGCTCTCCCCATAAACTTCGTTGACCACCCGCCAAAGTCGTCCCACTGAACCAGACGGGATCCCGCTGTTCCAGAGACGGCGTTTGCGGTTATTTCTTCACCGCCGATTCCGAACTTTGTATTGGTCACTCCCGTCGCTTGTGCGTCATTCAGTGAGGCTACGTGGTCGTCAACCCAGACGATAATCTCTTGGTGGTATAACTGGATTTCAACCCGAGCCTTTGCGCCGTCTGCCCAGATCGAGATTATGTCGTTTTCGATATCACTTGCGCTGTAGGCAGAGAGAGATCCGGCGACGACTTTATTGAACTTTACTTCCAGCGGTAAGATCGCACTTGTCCGCTCCAGTGCAACCTCGGAATAATTGTTATCGTCAGCGTAACGATAGACAAAAAGCGACTGCTTGTGAGGGTAAACGATCGTGCCGGACTCGCGCTGGACAATCGCCCCGAACTTTAGTTTGGAGTTCCACGTACCCGGCTGATCGATCACGGCAAGTTTTGATCCGGCGGTCGTACATTCAATGTGATTTGTTCGAACTTCAAAATGAGCGTTTGCAGCCCAAGTCGTGTAGTTCGGATCCGACAGCGACTGATCGCTCGCCAGCGGGACATCACGACCGTTCAGAGCATCCCCATCGTCCCCGGCAAAGCCGTCATATGGATAGGCGAACCTGACCCGGCAGTCTGGCCCTGGAAGCTGAAACGGGTACAGCGGAGAGGCTGTATTGGACGGCGTGTACTTATGGCTCCTGTTGTTCAGGGTCATGGTCAGGAATCTTGACCGTGGCATACGCGTAAACATATCGAATCCCTCGGTGATCGAAAACGCCTTTACGTCACTTGAGACCTCCTCGTCGTCGGCGAACACGCCGTCCTCGTCGAAGTCGATATGTATTTCAATTTTCGGTGCGACCATTACCTACCCAATGACCCGTCTAGTCCGCCGTTGCGACGCAGCGCAGCGTCAAGCCGCTTATTTACTTCGTCGAGGATTTGCTGTTGCCTCTCCTCCGTCGTTGTCGCATTTATATTTATGATGACTCCCAACCCACCGTTCGCCGCAGACGAGTTTCCTCCGGGATAGATCGTGTTGATAATCGGATTGCCGAAAGCGTCCGTGCCGGATCCCGGCGGAGTCACGGTTTGCCCCGCTTGTCGCTGCATCGCAGCCCCGGTCATTTCCGCCGTCGGGTCCGTAACATCCAACCCGAGAGCATCTATCAATGGACCCCAGATATCTTGAATGGATTTTTCTTGGGTTCTCTGACCTGCCGGGCTGTTTGGATCCATCAGTAAGGTAGGAATTTCAGGCTGAGTGATAATAACGCTCCTGCCTTGTCCTGATGCGCCTGAATTTTTCCCGGTAACAGCGTTCCACAATTCGTTCCAAGCTGCGGTTATTTCGTCGGTCGTGCTTCGGCTATCGACGAACACACCTACGAGGTCGCCATAGAGTTCTTCAAGACTGTCTACCGGGTTTCGATCCGACGGATCCACAATAGCGTTGATCCCGTCCATGATTCCGCCGAGAGCCTGACCGATGGCAGAAGCGGCCTCCTCAACCGGAACACCGAAGCCGGAAGCCACGGCGAACGCCGTAACAATATCCTGCGCCGTCGGTTCGATTCCGCCGGATCCCGTCAGGATATTTTGGAGAGCCTTCCGCACATCTTCATCAGCCTCTTTTACGATATCTGAGATCGTCCCAATCGCTGGCTCAAATTTTTCCATCGAATCTTTGGCGTTCGGCCCAAGAACGGCAATAGCGGAATCAATGCCGAGTACGTGGTCGCGGGAATCTTGAAGGGCATCGACCGCCTTCATAACCCCAAATGACATACCGAAGAATCCAAGAGTTGTAGCGACCATCGACTTTGAGAGACCGCCAAAATCCTTATTCATCCCCTGCGCTTCATCGCGGACGTTCGCCATTTCTTCACTGGCTTCATCCTTTGCCGTCATAGTGATAGCGATTTCAGCCTCGTTATTACTCTGCACTTGCCATGTTCCTTATAGCTGAGCCAGCTTCATTTTTTATATTTATGAAGATAATCAGTTTGTTGATCCAGTGCGCCGGTCTGACATCTAACTCCCCTTGTGTCAACGGGACAGCGATCCCGACCCCAATTTGCGTGATGTAGTCGTGGACGTCCAGCCAAAAACGAGGGACAGGATCCTTCGCCACCAACGCCCACTGGAGACTTTTTTTTGGTCGTCTCCCACTTCGTTCATATCACCCGCCAAATGGAGTTCCGCCATAACCCTGCTGAGATCTATCACCTTGACAGATTTCAGTGAATCAATCGAATCCTCATGCACAGGGAGATCCCACGACCAAGCGGTTGTTCCGTGTGCCAGCCGAACCGTCCGAGAGATCTCTGCCATTTGCTGAATATCTGTGTCGGGATCCAGCGGAGCCAACCGCTGTCGGAGTAGACGGGTCACGATCCACGGCTGCTCGCCGTAGAACTCCCACCAGCTTCCATCCTTCCAAGTTCGCCGATATATCGGGATGCCCCCGGATGAAGTCCCGATCATTTTTAAATCCATACGTTCCCTACTTTCGTTGGATTATGTAAATGAGCCTATGGTAATCGTGCCTTGAACCAGCAAGGTCGCCCTGAATCCAATCAAATCACCGAGCCGTCCCGGGTATTCGAGTTCGTCAAGCTTGGTTTCTGCGCTGATTTTCTCAGCACTTGAAGCGTTCCCTTTGGGTCCATAGTTGATCGTCGATTCTTGATCGGCTGATCGGAGAGCAGCGAGAGCTGAGAGCAGGACTTTCGATCCTGTCGTCGCTGTATCGTCGTACCAGCCCTCAACCGTGACCACCACGTTCTCTAAGGCTGACGCATGTTTCCGCCCGTTGTCACCAATCGCTGTAGCGTCGTGGTGTTCCACGCGCCCCGGCAGCCCCGAGACGGACGTAATTCCCGTGATCTGTTGCAACGTCCCTGCGGAGTCGTCGATAGCAAAGTAAAGATCTTTGCCTGGATACCTGTTTACCATATCTACCTCGTTATTTTCGCAGCCACGTTGATCCCCGCATCAGTAACGACTGCTTGTATTTCGCTTTGCTTTTCTTTCAGCGTATCCACATGGTACGGGTTCGCTTTCGTCCCGGGATGCTTCACCACTTTTGCAAAGACTAACCTGTTGCCAATAGTGAACGCCAGAGCCTTTGCATTTACGGGACGGATTTCGTGGGGCTTCGTTCCAAGCCTCACGAATGACCCGTAAAAATCGCCAGCCGGAGTTCTTGCACCCTGACGGATCTCTAATTTTTGATCCGCCGGACTACCTGTGATTTGAAACCGGGTTGAATTTGCTAGCTTCCCGGCAGCTCGTGGAGTGTTTTGTTTTAGCGCGGGAACCATCATCTTCCCGATCTTCCGCAACGCCTTATTGAGCTCGCCCTTTATGAGAGTCGCTGCCCCTTCAAGATTTGTGGCAAGATCCCTTGCCCCTTCAAATTCAAACTTCTGTTGAGTCATCCCCACGACCCCGATCCATCCCAGATAGTTGCGCCGTCCCACCGGAAGATTACACCCGCCTGAGTTTCAGCGAGGTAAACGGTCGATAGTTCAGCGACGGTGATCGTTACGATCTGCCTGAAATAGACCCCTGACCCGAACCTCCATTCGCTCGATTCCGGAACCGTGTCGATCCGACTGTCAATGATTCCTACAAAATCGTCGAGGTCTGGATACTTATCAAAATGACCCTCGACGGCATCGGCCAGAACCGTTAGTGCTGCTCGAGTCGCCAGAGCATCCGTAACGTACCGCTGGAATATGTGAACCTCCACGCTGTAATCGTCTCGGCGGACGTAAGACTTCTTAGCGTCGGCGATGTCGATCTGCCCGGATCCCGGGCCACCCGTAGTCCCTTTGAGCAGGATCGCATAGTTGGCTTTTCCGACAGCGAGAGTCCGGAAATCATCCTCTGACGAATTTACGGCGTCGAATTGAGACATCAACTTGAGCAGGGTGTGAGCTTGAGCCTGGACGCTTTGGTAACTCATGCGAGTGTCACTGTCTCAAACTCGATTATGTTTAGGGGTATCTTCTGAACTAGGTAACGCCACCGCCCTTGTGTGAACGTCTCTGGGCTTGGAGTGCTGTCAGCATCCGTTTCGATCAGCCCTACTGTTTGATCGAGGTTTGGCCACTTATCTAAGTGGTCGAGAACCGTCTGAGTAATAGTGTTTAGCTGCTGCCGAGTGGTGTACAGATCCTTCTCATACATCACGAAAATTTCGATGTTCACAAGCCTGTCAGACCGCTTCTGATACACGCCGTTGGCGGGGATATCTTGCATGGATCGATTGCTCGTATCGCCGCGCGAAAGAACTACGTGATATTGCTTCCCGACCGACAGCGGGCGGTAGTCGTTTTCGTGCGAGTTCCCGGTGTCGAACTCGGTAAGCTTTCGCAGTACCGCTAACGCTGCCGTTTGAATCGTTGCGTAGGTCATTGGGAGGAGTCGGTAAGCGAGAGTCGTCCCGGATACCCGTCCATGTTCCTGTCGAATAGTGGGTTCTTGAGGTCGCCTGTTTCCCTGTCTCGAGCAGACCCCACGATAAAGTTCGCCGTGACTTTCGTTGTCCTCGTCGACTTGAGCTTCCCGGCTTCCACACGGTCGAGGAACTTCTTTAGCTCCGAGGCGAATCCAGAGATTCGGTTCCTGGTCGGCTCCGGGGCTTCAGGATCCCACGCCTCCGACGGAAACGTGTTCATCACCTTGACCGCTGCACCTGCGGAGTTCGCCGTCTTGGCCGTGGCGAAAGCGAAGGCATCGTCGCCGACGACTATCTTAGCCACGTACCCCGAGGACTCGAGCGAGGCGTTTATCTCCGCTGCGGTATCGTCGATCATCTGCTCGGCTTGCGCCAGCGTCGGGCGAGTCGTAGTAGTAAATACGGCCCCCACAAGAAGATCGGAGATCCGGCGCTCAAGATCTGTAATTGCACAGTATGAATTTGCGTCGAGTGCCACGGTGAATCCTATTCGTAGTAAACAGTGATCGTGCCATTTTTAGCCGACCCGGAGTTTATGACTTTTGCCTTGAACGTTCCGACAAACGCCACAGGGAAATACGTCCCGAGAACCGGGACGACTGCCTCGGTCGTCGTCGTGTGGCGGTTGGCGAGCGTACCCGCTGCGATATCCTCCGCCGTTAGATCGTCCTCGAGCGTTACGTCGTAGTTCGACGTCGGCGCTGCTGCTCCCGGATCAGTCGTGATCTTCCGGATAACTCCGTTGAACGGGATCGAAGCCGACGTTGCTACGCCGTCCGTGTGTCCCAGCCACGTAATGATTAGCTTCCCGAGCGTTCCGCCCTTCGCTCGTTTGTTGGGCTTCTGGTCAGTGAATGTGACTACCGCTGCCATGAGATCTCCTAATCCGGGTCAGCCCCGGTGTACGCAAGTGCGCTGCTAGCCCGTCGTTGATTTAGTAGTAACTCGGCGACCTTGAAATCGAACGGAGTGTCGATATCAATCGCGAGCTCGTCCGGAACCAGATAACCGTAAGTATCCTCTGAATAATTCCCACCGACAAGTTTTGGGTTCTCGTCTCGGAAATCCGCAAAAGATCCCCAGATGAGATTTCCAGCCGGGACATATACACGAGGGAGAGCGTTCGATTCCTCCCCTGCTCCAAATTCAGTAAACCGCCGAAGCCCTCGAGTCGGATCGTCGTTATCGAGCGGAACAGCCATGTGGTGAGGGTGATCGGCGAGCTTGAGCATTACGAGCTTGCTCGGCCTCTCACGCTCGTAGACTTCCGCCGTCGCCTGAACTAGCTCCGCCGTGGTCGTTGGAACGCAGGCCGTAAGTAAACAGACCGCCGTGTCGCCCCGGTAATACCTGTTCATCTTCTGAACAACATCGACGGCTGGATCGTCGGCGCTTACCTCGTCGCCGGAGAGCTCCGCAGAACGCTTCCACACCCGCACACCTACGGGCGCAAGGTCGAGGATCTCGTCGTCCTCTGACGTCAGAATGATCTCATCGAAAACGCCCGACTCAAGCGCAGCAAGCATCACCCAGAGAACGACCGGCTTCCCGGCGATCATGCGTTTATTTTTGCCCGGCACTCGCTTCGAGTTACCCCGGGCTGGAATGATTGCGATTGAGCGCATCGCTAAGAGGCGACGGGCTTGGCTGTGTCGTCGGATACTTCCTCTACGGGATCCGACGACGCAGGTGAGCCAGCGGTTAGATCTACCGGCTCTGACTCGACGACCTTCGCTGTGCTGAGCCTCTCGATCAGGCTGCCGTGAGTCCCCTTAGTGTGCTTATCCAGATTCGATTGCGTGGCGTAATCCTTACCACAGCCCTCGACCTCACAGGCGAAGCGTGATGGCTCCGGTTCTGGAACGTCGGACTCGTGGAGGAATTCTGCCGGGACGTCCTCAAGAGCGACCTCGACGATGTGCTTCGAGTATTTACTCAGAAGCCCAGCGGATATCCCGGCAGTAAATGACTGGGGGTCGTCAGTGATGTCAACGTAATAAGGAGCCTCGTTGATCGGCTCGACTCGAACATGGAACGGACCGAGGTTATCCTCGTGCTTTTTCAAATAGATCATAACGTTACTAACTCCGATTTCGGTTCTTTGATTTCTATGTCCGTCGGCATCACCATATCAGGGAGCCGAGCCTCCACAAGATCCGTGATTCCCATAGTTGATGCCCAGTGCATTGTTTCCCTAACTAGGCCGACAGTCGCTTGCATCGTAGCGTTCGCTGCCGAGACCTTATCCCGCTTCGTCGCCAGGTACTTATTCAGCGCTGCTTTCGCTGCGAGATCCGGGATCTGCATACGGCTAACGATATCGCTCGCTGTCTCGAACGATGCGACCGCTCGGACGAGTTGACTCCACGCCCTCACGTATTCGTCCTTGTGTCCACGTAGACGCTTCTGAGCCATATCCCGGAGCCGAGTTACCTCCGGAGCTTTCCGCCCGTACAAAGGGCCGAACAGGAGCGGAGATGAATCAGGCCATTCGACCGTGATCCCCTTCGACATAGCAACGCCGATCCAGAACTCAAGACAAGATTTTTCCTCTTGGTATTCCGTCTCCATCGAAAGATCGAGGCCGAGCAAATGAATCTCGTTGTAGCCCTGATAGATAGCGTATGCGAGCATGTACGATGGCGTAGACCTGAAATACGGCGGATGATCGTCGCCCCACAGCCACACCTTCTCAAGCGGGTATCGCTGGCTCGACGGAACCTCCGGGTGCTTATCGATCATCATTACCGGGATCTTTGTCTCCCGGAGCCACTGGCCATGCTCGCCGGAAGCGAGCTCTGGACGTTGGCGATCCTTGTACTCGGAGTCGCTACCGTCGATCATATCCAACTCGTGAATCTGAAACCACAGATGGGCTTCGTCAATAAACGAATGGGCGTCGTTCATCCCCCAGATCTCGACGTTCGGAGGAAGCTCCGGAGCATCGAGTCTGGATGATGGTGCGAAACCGACGATTGCGACTGCTTTGTGCATGATGAATTGACCCCCGTCAATCAAACTAATTACGCTGCGTGAGTTATCACAGCAGAGATTGCGAGCGTTCCGTTCGGCAGTACGACAACTAGGTACGCTGTGAACGCTCCAGCATCAGTAATGTTGATATCAACGTCACCGTCCGCTTCAGAGATCATCAAGCCTGACAGGTTCGCTACCTGCTCGATCAATGAGCCATCCGTTCCGATAGCTACACCGCCATCGTGAGCGGTCGCCATAGCATCAAGCCCTGCAGCGTCAGTGGCGAAATACCACGGGAGCGCAACCGGCGTAGCCATAGCTGTTCCCGCTGCGTCGTTGAACTGAACGGTGACGTTGATTACGTTGGTTGATTCCGCACCGACAACCATGACCGCCGCTGCGACCTGGTTGTCGAGGAGGTTTATCTCCGCCGGAGTCGCCGTTACTTCGACGGCACTCGTGCCGAGTTTCAGCGTGTCAGCTTCCAACACCTGAAACGAGGTAGTTCCTCGATGTCGATCTACGGGCTTTGCCATTGTGATTTCCTCTAGTAGCTACGCCCGGACCATCTGCTTCGGTGGTGCGAGGAGCCGTTTATATTTTTCGTCCTTGAGGAGTTCTTCCATCGGCGTTTGACCGGAATAATAGACCGCTTTATTACGGGCTAAAATCGCAGCCTTGCGAGGATGGTTCTCCTCAACGATCCAAAGATCCCCGCCATAAAATTCGGGGTTGCAAGAGCGCTCATCCCAGCACCCTTGCGATTTCATCCAGTCGGCAGCGTCGCGGGGATAGCTGGCCTTCGCTGCTTTCGCAGCATTGCTAGTCCCTCGAGGTTCTTCAAGAACCTTGAAGGTCTGACCATGACTCCCAGCTCTGGGAGCGAATTGCCAGCCATCCCACACGAAGCGCCTATTTACTCTGTAGACCTCAAAACCCATATCAAGCGTTCCCTATTCGACTTGTTTGTTTAGGCTGCGGTATCTAAGAACAGGTAGCCGGAAGCCGACGACGTGACCTTCGGAATAGCGTGAGTCAAAACTCGGCTAATCTCGGATCTCGTCTGTTCTTCTCGGTACTGCTGAACCGCCCACGGAATGTTTCCAACCTCGTCCCACATGAACATGTAGGCTCCGGCAGGAGACTCGAGGGACGGAGCATCGATCGCCGGAATGAGCAGACACGAGTCCGTCCACACGTTGGCGCCGACGTAAGTCTGGCCCTCTTTTGCCGTGTTCTTTGACGTCCGACCAACCACGATTTCCTTGACCCCAAGAGCAGCAGCTACTAGCTCCTCGGTCATAATCCCGGCCTGAGTGTGCTTGTACTTATCAGTGATAAGCGGGTGCTCTTTCAGGTCGTTCCAGGTATCGATTCCCATGATGGCTCGGTCAGGCTCAACGCCGGTGTCTTGTCGCACCGTTCCTTTTGCCGTATCGAAGTCACCGATTGGATCGGAGTTCGCAAAGTCGCTCCACTGGCTTGTGCCTGAGAGCGTGTTATCCGTCCCCCATTTCGAGGCGACGAAAAGACCTGCTGCGGTCAGCAGTTCCAACTCCATCTCGATAAGGTTCGTCAGGAATTTTACGTCCTGCTCGATAAGCGATTCTGGAGTCTGCGAGCTCGCGGCCACAGGGTCGCTCGTCGGAGTCTCGAAACCGTATTCATCCGTGTCGAACGTTGCGGTTGCTACACCGTGGTCGACTCGTTTGTAGGTTCCTGCTGGCGATCGCTTTGCGCCACCAGCTTGTTCAAATGCACGGAACCAGTAGTCCTTCGTCCAAATGAAATATGTGCCGGACTTCTCATCCGACGGCACGACAGGTGCTACAAGATCCCAAATAAATTGGGGGTTCTTGTATCCGATGCTCATGTTAGTGAGAATCGGATTTACCGGACGGACGTCGTTCTGAGTCGGCAATGCGTATTTACGTTGCATGACTTCCTTTTCTAAAGTCTTGAATCGGGACTATTTGACCACAGGGTTAATGGGTCGAACGTCTTTCATCGTTGGCTTTGACAATCCGGTTACTCGGTGTCGTGTGGTAACGGAGTGATGAAGTTTACGGCGATATCGATGATATCTCCGTCGGCTCCAGCGGCAAGTGCTCGACCAATGACGGCACGATCAGCAGACGCTTTATCCGCTTCGAGTGCGCCAGAGATCACTTCTCCGTCGTTGTTGAGAACTAGGTAAGCGCCCTGTGCAACTGTTCCGCCACATTCGGCTCGGCAGATACCAACCATGACAACTTCCGCTGCCTTGCCTGCTGCATTAGGGTCGTTTTGCAGAATACCAATACCAGCCTGAGCGAACGCTGCTGCGTTCGAGTCGGTGATCTTGGCAACAGATCGGTCGCCCGTTAGGTAGACCCCTGCGTACTGCTCGGCGGACAGATCCGCCGCGGCTACTGCGCCCGGTAGGAGGATTTGCTGATCGCTCATTCTGTACCTCCGGACTTCACCTGACGAACGGAGTTCATGTGGCGCAGGTTTACGAACCTGGCAGCCTCACGCTCTGTTACGTCGGGATTTTCTTTGCGGTACTCGAGAGCTTCTGCCTCGAGATCCGAAACGGGTTCGCCTTCGCCGTCGCCGTCGTCCGACCCAATGGCCTTGAACGTACCGGACTCAACTGCGAATTTGGAAACTTGTTTCCAGCTACTCAACACAGTCTCGGCAGTTTCCTTGCCGGCTGTCTTTTCGAGGTCGGCGAGTTGAGTCGCAAGCTCCTCGGGAGTGCCTTCCATACCAACGAGCTTCTCTGTCTCGATACGGTAGCTAGCTTCGGTC